CGCCCCGTCAGATATCCCCACGCTCTCACGTCGAGCACGTTGGTATCTCCGCATTTGGTTCTGATGAATATCTTCCCCATGCTCCCGACACCGTAGAATTTACCATCAAATTCACTAGGGAGATAACAAGCCGAAGCATCCGACCCTTCACCGTTAATAGTTGTTTTTTCTTTTTCTTTGTGCATGTCAATAATTTGTTTCAGCTTTCGCGGTTATCAACGGCTTTGCCGTGGCTTCGGTGGCTGTTCTTCTTAATATTGGTCGGCTAACGTGAGTGACACCCCTTCATCCGTTCGGGCTTCGTGAATCACTTTCCAGTTTCCCCTTGGCATCGGTAGAGGCACAGCCACGCGCCACCAGTCGTCGGAGTCGTTGGAGTCCCCGTAGATGGTATGCTCAAGAGAGATTCCGATGTTGTAGGTTCCGCGAGGCAGGAGGGCAATCAGCGTTGATGCAATGCGCTTCTCACACGTTAGATACATGTCGTGATTGTAGAACTTCGCCTCTTCGCCGACCTCACTGACGAATGTTGATTGCTCATGATCGACATCAGTCGCTTCGATGCAAGTCCATCGCTTCGGCTCCTTGGCGTAGTAGTAGGTCTTTCCTTTGTTTGTCTTCATAGTCATAGATAAAATCGAATTGCAGAACAAGTCGCTGGACTCAATCGGCTACCGCCGACGAGTCAGCTTGGACGTTCTGCTTCACAATGACAGGTTGACCACATCCACCGTATCGCGCATCATGGGTTTCTTCATACGTCACCATTTCGGGTTCAACTTCCTGCTGGCACTCTTCACACCACCAAGCAGAACAAGCCGAAGCATCCGACAGCTTGCCGCTTGGCTGTTTATTTTCCTTGTTGTCTGTTTTCATAAGATCTCATGTGTCTGAGATCTTTTAAGGTTTTTCTACATAGTAATCAAGACTTTTCTCATCTTTTTTTACCCTTATGTAGTCCATGACGTGCATACTGCTCCCCCTTGGCAGTCGCTTTTCTCTTTTTCTTATTAGCTTCAGCTAACTTAGCGGCACCTTTTTTGGTGCTCTTTAGCTTTTCGATTGCACGAGAAGGGGCATAAACTTCCCCCGTATCCCCACTCTTTTTCCCTGAGGGGGTTCTCCATTTTTGTTTGGTCCAACGATCTAAACTCTTTTGAGATGCAGTTTTCATGGGCGGTTTATTTTTTGTACCCCCCACCTTTTGCTTTGTATTGCTTGGCAAGCATCTGCGCCTTTCTGGCGGACCACTGACTAGGCTTCCCACCCTTACCTCCTGCCTTTATCTTATTAAAAAGGCTCTTACGCATGGAAGGCTTTGTGTAGTTCCCAGCTTTGTTAACGGTGCTCTTCTTTTTTGTCATGTGTGTATGTTATATGTTGAGGTGGGGGTAGTCAATATGAATACAGTATTTGGTAGATCTCTCCTACCATTTAACCTTGTTTGCCCAATAGGCCGCGGACAACTTGCCTTTTTTAATATTGCGTCCGTGCCGTGCTTTAAAGCTCCTCCTCTTGGCTTTCATCCGCTCAGACTCCCCCGCCTTAGGTTTCCCCGCTGTCTTGGCCCCCTGCTCCCCAAACCGAATAGTCTTTATTTTATCCCCCTCCTTAGCGACAACAACGTGACTTTTCTTTGGGTGGCTGGGGGTCCTCTTGGGGCGGTTAAAACCTTTAACACCCGCCCTCACTAATCGACTATCTTTTTTTGAACTCATTGGCTAATAAATACCCCCATCTAAAAACAAAGTCAATGACAAAAGACCCCACTACCTCACCTCATTGAGTGTGTAATAACCTATAAGGTATGAATCTACAATACCCATGTGTGCCGTCCTCGCCCTAGGCTTTGTAGGGTCTAGCCACTCTTCTTCAGGGGCGAGTTTTTTTGCGGTGGTGAGGGCATATTGTTTTGACTTACCTTTAGGGAAATTACCTAGGATCTTTTTCTGCCACTGGTGTACTCCGACATCAATAAACTCCCACCCTAGGGCAATACTTAACCCCTTGAGTTGACCGTAACAAAGAGCCATTGAACGCATTGACTGCGAGGATGGGGCGTGGTGGAGGGGTTCCTCTACCCCGATCCTGCACGGGGCGCCATGAACCTGAATCTTCGATATAAATTTCTCTACGTCTAATTCCGACCGTTTACCTCGGCTAATCGAAGGTAGGGGGAAGTATTCGATTATGGTGCCGTCCATTTTTAAGAGGGTCGCGCCCCCTGAACTTGATCCATTATCTACCCCTACAATCATCTATTTAGGCATACACCGTTCAGCGATATAAACCCCATCACCTTCGCTTGGGGCGAATGAGTCCACCCCTGTTTCCAGATTGGCGATGTAAAAAACCTCTCGGGCATTTGAGGGTATGACTCTATAGAACACCCCCCGTTTTTCTTTCGTGGTGTATGACACCTCGGAACCTATTTTTTGGGCTCCCCGAGCTACTACATGAGGGTTGGTTGTTTTTTCTCTTAATGTAAACATTAGTCTATGTCGATGGTGTGTGATGGTGGGGCAGGTTTTTTAGTTACCTTGGTGCGTGTTGTTGCGGCGGCGTCGTTTAGAATAGAAATATCAATAGATAGATTACCAACCCCTGAGGATTCCCGTTGATCCAAACCAAAATGGCGTCGGGCGATCTTATCTAGAACTTCCATTTCCCTTACGTTCTTGGGAGGGGCCATGTTCTTCAAACCGTCCCGCATCAATTTAACGGAATTGGAAGCCATGTAACTCTGATACTGATCAGCGGGTGTACTTTGGGATCCTGCTAGGTTTGTGATTTTGTTTTCCTCTTCAGCTTTGGCTATAGCGTTAGCCTCATCCACTACGTCTTTGGCTTTCCGTTCCTCGAACCCATCGAACACTTTCTTAGGGTCTACCTCTTTTTGGTCGTCGAGATATGGCTTAGGGTTAGGGACGTTACCATTTAGTTTGGGAGGTAACCCCGCCTCTCGGAACCAACGACGGAGGGTCGAAGTGTGTACATTACACGCTTTAGATATCTCCGTTAGTTTATAATCCTCCTCATATAGGTGGATAGCTTTATGAAAAAGGCGTGCTTTTTTACCATTACGGCCAAATGGATTCTTCTTCTTTTTGGAGTTGTTACTCACGACGTCACCAAGTATAATCTAGCAGACCTTTATTGCAATAATAATGAGAACAAAAATCAACACGCAGTTTGAGCCCTACCTGAACCCTGAATCTGGAAACATATCCGTGGGTGACTTAGAAATACCACAGACCAGTTTACTCACCTCATTGTTATGTGGGTTTGCAAACCACGAAGGTGTGGAAGAGAAGGTGTATTATTTCTGGAGGATTTGTGATGAGCTATGGAATAGACCGGATTTCCCAGAGCCTATGATGGAACGGAACCCGTGGTCCGACCGAATGATAAAAGAAGTGGCGGAGCACAAATACATGGCAATTGGTGGCGCCGCTTCCAGTACTAAGTCCCATACAATGGCCGCGTGGGGTATCATATGCTTCCTATCCCAGCCCAAGGATACGCTGGTCCTTGTCACCTCGACCACGTTACGGGAAGCACGGAAAAGGATATGGGGTTCAATTATCACCCTCTTGAACGTGGTAGAGGATGCACCATTCAAGATACGGGATTCAATTGGTAGTATCGCGTACGTCTCACCAACGGGGGTGGTTGTGGATAAGGCAGGTATATCTTTAATAGCGGCAGAGAAATCGAAGACGCGAGAAGCCGTAGGTAAATTCATCGGTATTAAACAGAAGAACGTCTTACTTATCGGAGATGAGCTCTCGGAGTTATCAGAGGCCATTGTACACTCAGGGCTATCAAACTTATCGAAGAACCCCAACCTGAAGATTATCGGCATGAGTAACCCTAACTCCCGCTTTGATGCCTTCGGGGTGTGGGCGGAACCGAGGGAGGGTTGGGACTCAGTTGACACAAATGTTGCAGACGAGTGGGAAACTAAATGGGGCGGTCAGTACATCCGCTTAGACGGGGAGAGGAGCCCAAACATAATCGCAGGAGAAGTGGTATACCCTTACTTGCCGACCCAAGAAAAATTAGACGAGGACAAGGCATTACTTGGTCCTGAATCTAGGGCTTACATGCGAATGGTTAGGGCGGTGTTTTATGACTCTGATGAAGATGAGGGGATTTACACAGAAAACGAGATATCAAACAGCGGTTCAATGGGTAGCGTGCAGTGGGCGAGTAGACCCACGAAGGTCGCGGGGCTCGACCCTGCGTTTACTAATGGTGGTGATAGGGCGGTGCTCTACACAGGGTTCGTTGGATACAACTACCACGGAGACTTCGTGTTTGAGTTTGGGCGGAGCTATCAACTAAATGATGATGCCACCAACAAAGCAGTCCCAAGGACATACCAGATTGTAACTCAAGTTAAGGACATATGTGTTAAAGAAGGGATTGCCCCTGACGATCTGGCGGTGGATGCCACGGGCGCAGGGTCGCCTTTCTGTGACGTCTTGGCAGGGGAATGGTCCTCACGATTTTTGAGAGTTCAGTTTGGTGGGAAGCCCTCGGACAAAAGGGTGTCCGTGACATCCACACTCAAGGGGACAGAGCTCTATGTCAACCGAGTCTCAGAACTCTGGTTTGTTGGTAAGGAGTTCATGAGAACAGGGCAGTTGTTCGGAGTGGATACAGACCTAGCGCAGGAGATCATAGGGCGAAACTATGAGCTAATCAAGACTGGGGGGCTCAAGGTAAAGATAGAGACCAAGGTTGAATTTAAATCGAGGTTGGGTAGGAGCCCCGACTTAGCGGATGCGGCTTTCTTATGCTTAGACTGTGCGAGACAAAGGCACGGGCTAATAACGCAAGAGAAACGAGAGCAAGATAGGAGTCGGGGGGCATACACACGCCCCAATAGAAACATCAAGTCCATGAAAGATGCCCTGCACAATGATGACGCGTATTTATAGCTACTCGCATTAATTAAATAACCCCTGTCTGTAAAAGTTTTTATATAGGTTATAACATCTATAATACATATAAAACTTTTTCTATGATTCATTATTTAATTAATGCGACCCCCAGATAGCCGACCCTCTGAGAAACCTGTATTAGTGCTTGCAGAATTACTATATTTTACGTATATTGGTATTACGTTATGGCAGACCCAGATAAGGAACTCATTAAAAAGCGTCAGAGATTCGCAAAACAAATCCGTGAGCAACAACGGAAAGGTAACCTAGGATCTGAGACAGAAAAGGATGAAGAAGGTCTCTATGGTGATATGACCCAAAGCCTATATGCTAGGGGGGATACTCTAGGCCTAGACAAAGAGGGAATGGATGCCTTCATTGCTAAAAATCCTTACGAAGGCGCTAATGATTTTGGGCCAGAAGGTCGCAAAGCTACGGAATATGGTACGGTTGGGGATGGCTCTTATTATAGTAAACGGGATGAAGCGGCGCGGGATAGAAAC